GAAGAATGATTCATATTCTTCGTATAGAGGGAATCTTAAATTCAATTTAACTTTCTTAAAAGCTTCCCTTAATAATTGTATTTCATGCTCATATTGAACTCTGCCATGTAAAGCAAATTCCATTAAAGCATTTTGCACATTTTCCTGAGTAGCAGTACGCACTTGCTTACCACGTACCCAATTGCACATATCTCGAATTGTGTCAATTAAGAGTGGTGCTGTAAAAATTCCACTCTCATTCTTTACAAATTTGCGTTTAAGGAAATTGATATCCCCTAAACTTCGATATGGTATACAGAGTCCACTCTTAGCTTCATCTGTATAAGTCAAACCAAAAGTACTTAGCTGTTTCGTTATCGTAACTTGGTTGTACCAATCTATGACTGTTGGTGAAATATTTAGAACATTATCATCACCATATGTGGCCATAGATACATGATCAGTAAAATCACACATAAGAGGTAGATTCTCTTCTCTTTTAGCCAGTAAGTAAGCCATTCGCATAACAATTTGGTTAAATATTGAGTTAATAATTACAGTAAGAGGGTTTCCAGAAGGTTGTGCGTGAGTCTTTTGTAAGAGTATTCCATCTACTGAGACGACACTGTTAACAATTTCTTCAAATAAAACATTTCTTACCCTAGCATTTTCATCACCGTCATCGTACCACTGATTTATAATGTCACAAATTTTCCATAAAATTTCCTGATGTAAAGAACCATCAAAATTTGAGAAATCACCAGCAATTACGTGATTGCCATATCTTGATAACTTGATACCTAATTTATTCCAATCATTGGAATATACATTAGTTCCAACACAGACTTCATTACTTATTCGATTGCGCATAACGCTCTCTATAAATCCTAAAAAGTATTGTCGAACTGCTAAAGTATAATCCATAGGACCAGCTTCAAAAACTCGAGTTTTACCTTGTTCGACTTTTGCAATAGGTCGTCTCTCATCTTTTAATGTAGAGACAAAAACAACTTCAGATCGCTTGTTATTTTTAGCATTATCAATAATCGTTTCTACTGCAGTTTTAAGTTCAACATTTGAGCAGTCCCATTCATCACCTTGACCTAACCATTCTCGTTTACCAGTTGAAGCATTTTTCTTAAAAACCCATGGAAATCCAGCTGAGGAAATTCTATTTACACTATGTGCAAAATCGTAATTTTCCACACCCTTAATAGATTCTTCATAAGTTAATATTCGTGTTAGATCTTCTGGAGTATGTTTAAATTGATCAAGAACATCATTAGCTGCAATGTTCAAAATATCGTTATCCAATAAAGGTTGAATAGTAAATGCTTTACAAATACCTTTCCTTAGTGGATCAACTAGTTTATTATCCAACATAACAGGTTTAAGATATGCAGGTTTAGTTTCTGTTTCATATATCATATTGTGAATAAGTGATGGATTTAATTCAGTTTTGACTGGGTGAGGCAAAGTTTTACTTATTCCTACACTCAAATAATCTCCAGGGACATCCAATCCAACATTTGAAAGTATTGGATTTACGTGTACTGTTTCATTAGCAATTTGGCAATCAAAAGAACCTTTGACAAATTTTCTATCATCTATAACAATTTTATTAAATTTATCAAGATTTCTTGTAATCATTTCCTTTGACAAGATTAGACCCATACCTTCTCGCTTGTTACCAGCAATATGGAAACTTATAATTCTACCTCGCATATTGGTATCTCGAGAAAATAACAAACTACCGCAATCACCAGGTGCTGTAGCAGCTTCATATAAAACAGCTACTGCTGTTGTATAACATATTTCCTTACCATCAGTAGCCAAATAATGATTCTTCTTTAAAGCAATGTGAGCATTCTTGATATGATGATTACATAGTGTCAAAATATTTGAATTGAATTCTCGCAAACCTGCTAAAATAGAATCTCCCTCTACCACTTTATCTAATTCATTCGCACTAGCAAACAAATTGACAATGGAGGGATAACTAGGTACTCGCAAAGGCATAGCAATCATTACGCAATCCACCAATTGGCCACTTTTATCATCTAATTGCATAACAGTACATTCTTTCAAACGAAAAGTAGAACTAACCTGGCGGAATGGATTCCTAAGCATAAATTCTTGATTTTCTTGTCTCAAGATAAACCAATACATGTG